ACTAAATATATACTAAAATGAATTAAATTACACGTTTATAAAAATTTTAATATACATTTCAAATATACGGAGGTAATGAAAATGCACTATAAAATATTGATAAAATATTGGAATAAAAAGGAATTACAAGAGTTAAAGTTAAAAAGAGCAGTTGAGATAATAAAGCAAATGGAGATATTTGAGAATGGAGATGTGGAATAATGAAATTTAGAAAAGCAAAGTTAAAACAAATAATTATGTATAAAGTAAAATGGTTAGTTTGTATGATAAGAGGAGGTAAATAACAATGAGAAATGAATTAACAATATTTAAAAACAATGAGTTTGGAGAAATAAGAACAATAATAGATGATAATAATGATGTATGGTTTTGCTTGAAAGATGTTTGTGATATTTTAGAAATTGGAAACCCTACAGATGTTAGAAATAGACTAGATAATAGTGGGGTCGATAGTATCGAGGTATTGGTAAATGCTGGGTTTGGTGAACGTTTGACAAAAATGAATTTTATAAACGAAGACAATTTATATGATTGTGTATTAGATAGTAGAAAACCAAATGCTAAAAGAATAAGAAAATGGGTAACAAGTGATATATTACCTAGCATACGTAAAACAGGAATGTATTTAACAGATAATGTATTTGATATGATGATGAGAAATCCTAAAAAAATCGGAGAAATGCTGATTGAATATGGAAGAACAAGAAAAGAAAATGAACAATTAAAGTTAGATAACAAAATTAAAGAGCAACAAATAACAGAATTGCAACCGAAAGCAGAATATACCGATGTTATATTGCAATGCAAGGACTTAGTAACAATAACACAAATAGCGAAAGATTATGGAAAATCAGGAGTCTTTATGAATGACTTACTGCATAAGTTGGGAGTGCAATATAAAGAAAGTGGTGTTTGGTTTTTATATCAAAAATATGCTGAATATGGATACACAAGAACTAAGACGTTTGCCGTAGGAGATAATAATGCTAAAACACATACTTATTGGACTCAAAAAGGAAGACTGTTTATTTACAATTTATTAAAAGAAAATGGTTATTTACCAGTAATGGAGGATAAAGATTATGAATAAGACTAACAATTATATGGGACGTGAAATGCTTATAACAGTTGATGATAATGGAATATACAGAGGATATGTGCAGTTAGATTATAATGATGATATTTTTAGATTAGATTATGCAGAAAAAATAAAAATAGAGAGTTGTGATGACGATTGGTATGTCGTTGTTGAGCCTGTCGATGAGTACACAAACAATAGAGTGTGGATAGAGAATACATGTATGGATGTAATTAATACGTTACTTGAAGACGATTGGTTAGATGATTTTGATGACGATTATGATGATGATTGTGATGATGATTGGTTTGACGAATATGATGAGGATTGTTTTGATGATGAGGAGGATTATGATGAATAAGATAATGTTGACTGTAAAAGAGGCAAGTGCAATCACAAATATAGGTGTAGCAAGACTGAAAATGTTGACAAGGGAATACAGCGACTTTCCTTATATTAAGGTTGGTGTAAAATACCTGATAATTGCAGATAAATTGGTGGAATGGTTGAATAATCATAAAGGAGAAGTGTTTTAAGAGGGGTAGAAAAAAGCCCCTCAACTTATATGGAGGTTAAAAGATGAAAGATAACGCTAATTTAAAAGAAAAGACTAATTTAAAAGAAAAAGCAGTTGAAAATAAAATAAAGAAATGGTTAAAAGATAAAGGATATTGGTATTTTAAAGTACACGGTAGCATATTTCAACCTGCTGGAATACCTGATATTTTGGCTTGTATCAATGGAAAATTTGTAGCAATAGAGGTTAAAAGGACTAAAGGTGGAATTGTATCACCTTTGCAAAAAGCACAAATAGAAAAGATAAAAGAAAATGGTGGAATAGCAGGTGTGGCAAATACTATGGAGGAGTTTTTGGAGATTTTGAAAGAGGGTAAATTACTATGAAATTATACAAATATCAACAAGAATTGATTGACAACAGTCAGAAAAATTACATATACCCCTTGGATACAGGAACAGGTAAAACTATAATTAGCATTAATCACTATTGGAAACACGCACAAGGTAAGAAATTATTGATAGTTGCACCTGCTCAAAAAGTGAGAGAGGGTGGATGGGATAGAGAGATTAAAAAGTTTAAGGATTATAACAAAATAGATGATATAGATTATAAAGTGATTAGTTATAACAAATTGAAATATGTAAATGGAAACAATATACAAGACACATATTTGATTTTTGATGAGTGCCACTATATTAAAAATTACAAAAAGACACAAAGAAGTAAATATGCTTTAAATTTATGCAAAAAAGCAGATGGATTTTGTTTATTGAGTGCAACACCTGCCTCAAATGGTTATCAGGATTTAGGTAATTATATGTCTATATTTGGTTTTTATAAGTCAGGGTATGCTTATGAAAAAGAATTTGCAGTAAAGAGATTTAATAGCATTGGTTTTTGGGAGATAAAAGAGTGGAACAATACCGATAAAATAGACGAAATGTGGAAATCTATTAGTAGCAAAGCATTAATGAAAGAGGACTGCGTGGATTTACCACCACTTGTCTTTGAGGAGAAATATTTTGAGGCAGGAAAAGAGTATTTAAGTATAAAAAAAGACAGATATTGGAATGGTATTATATACGACAACACAAGTAAAGTTATTGCAGGTCTTAGACAAAGTGCAGGAATTAAAGACAAGTTAGAGTACCTTAAAGAATTTAGAAGCAATATAGACGCAAATATACTAATTTTCTATAATTTCAATAGAGAAGCGAAAGAGATTAAAAAAATAATGAAAATTGATTATGAGGTTAGTGGAGCAGTAACAAATATACCTAAGTTTTACGATTATGATACACTTAAAGGTAAGACAACATTGGTACAGATACAAGCAGGAGGAGCAGGCATAGAACTACAATATAACAGTGAAGTTATCTTTTTTAGTCCTACTTGGTCTTATCAGGACTACGAACAAGCACTTGGTAGAGCATATAGAATAGGACAAAAGAACAAAGTAACAGTTTATAAGTACATAGGAAACAGAACAATAGAGGAACGTGTATATGCGAGACTGGATGAAAAAAAGGATTTTGCTGAGAAGTTATTGACAGAAGAAGATTTAGGAGGCAATTTTGATGATAAGTGATAATATAACTAAAAATAGGAGTAAATATATAGGTGGAAGTGATATACCTGCTTTATTCAATGTGTCTGAATATAAAAGCTATTATGAATTGGCAAAAGAAAAAGCAGGGTGTTTAAGAGGTATTTATAAAGGTAATGAATACACTAGATACGGACAATTACTAGAGCCATTCATTAGAGATTATATCAATGCAATATATAACTTAAAGTTTAGAGAAAATACAGCAATAGATGAAGAAGTTGGATTGAGAAGTAATTGCGATGGTTTAGATAAAGAGGCAGGATTATTACTAGAAATTAAGACCAACGGTGGTAATAAAGATAACATAGAGGATTATATTTTACAAATGCAATTGTATATGTATCAATTTAATGTTGATAAAGGATACTTAGTCCAATACAAAAGACCTGACGATTTTTATAAAGGGTTTGATTATGAAATTCATAACACAGATGATTATTTCAACTTAGAATTTGATGAGAATAGAATCATAATAAAAGAAATAGATAGAGATGATGAATTAATTAAAGAAATATTAAGAAAAGCAGAAATATTTTGGAGTGACGTTGAAAGACTAAAAGCCAATCCTGAAATGACAGAGGCAGAATTTTATTTTAAAGATGAAATAACAGAGTACAGAAATACAGTAACAAAATTAAGTAGATTGGAAAATGAATTACAAAAGTTAAAAAATATAGAAAATGAAGCCAAAGAGCAAAGAGATATTTTATATAATCTAATGCAAAAATACAATGTGAAGACTATGGAAACAGAGCATTTACAAATAACAAGAGTAAATCCAACTCAGGCTTTAACAATAGATAGTACAAAATTAAAAGAAGAACAACCTGCATTGATAGAAAAGTACAGTAAAGTTAGTAATAGAAAAGGGTATGTAAGGATTAAATGTAAATAATAGGAGGTATTTGAGATGAGAGAATTAATAGTAATTGATGAAAGAGTGGTATTTGAAAAGAAGTTTAGAGTGTATGGTGATTTTGAAAACCCATTATTTTTAGCAAGAGATGTTGCTGAGTGGATAGAATATGATAAAGAAAAAGTTGGTCAAATGTTAAATACTATTGATAATGATGAGAAAATGACCTCACCGATATATTATAGTGGTCAGGTTAGAAATATGTGGTTTGTTACAGAAGACGGATTATATGAGGTTTTAATGCAAAGTAGAAAACCAATAGCAAAACAATGGAAAAAGAAAGTAAAAGAAATTCTTAAAGAAATAAGAAAAACAGGTACTTATACAAGACCATTAACACCAGCAGAGCAACTATTGGCACAAGCACAGTTAATGGTGGATATGGAAAATAGATTAAATATATTAGAGAAAAATAATGCTAGACTAGAGAATAACCTAAGAAGAACGATAACGAGTGACTATTTCACTGTAATAGGATATGCTAATTTTAGAGGTATCAATGCAGATACATATAATAGTAGTGTTATTGGAAGAAAAGCAAGTAAATTATGTAAGGATTGTGGTTTAGCTATAGGTAAAGTGATTGATAGTAAATATGGAACAATAAATACATATCCATTGGACATCTTAAATGAGATTTTTGCATTAATAAATTGATTAACAAATTAGTAGATGATTATAGGAGGAAAATAATATGATTAAATTACCAGTAAATGAATTAAAAACAGCTGATGTGACACCAAAAAACTTTTTGATATGGGGAGAGTCTATGTCAGGGAAGACTTATTTAGCCAAACAGTTTGAAAGTCCTTTGATAATAAACACAGATGGAAATGCAACAAAGATAACAACACCTAGCATATTTGTTAAGAATTTCAATGAATTTAAAGAAGTTATAGAGGAATTAGAAAAAGGAAAGCATACATACAAGACTCTAATTATAGATTTAACTGATGATATAGAAACAATGTTAGTAAATCATATATGTGAAATGGCTAAAGTTGAAAGTTTAGCAGATATTGGTTTTGGAAAAGGGTTTAACAAATTTAATAGTGTTTGGAAAAATTTGATGATGGGATTAACACAAATGAATATGAATATCGTTTTTATTTCCCACCTAGTTGAGAAAACAGAAAATAATGGACAAACGACATATCAAGCTCCAGCATTATCTCAAAAGTGTCTAAATGCTTGTATGGGACGTTGTGATATTGTAGTTAAAACACAAAAAATAGGAAATAACTACATAAGATTATGCACTAGCAAGAGAGAAGCATATAAAGAAGAAGATATAAAAGATAAAAAAGTATTGGAAATATTGAAAACTATAAAAAATGTATTTGTAAAATAAAGGGTGTAAAAACCCTTTTTTATTT